TTCTTGAACTTACACAGGCGAGGTACGCCCATGTTAAATGCCATATCTACAAGAACAAGTTGACGTACAGCGTCTAAGTTCTCTACGCAAGGGTGCGCAGCTAGAAGTTCTTCTTCGACAATCTGTACGTCATTCTGTGCGAGGTATATTGCATCAGCTTCACTGATGCCGTCAGAATAAACATGCTCAATAGTCGGATAATCCATCCAGTCCAGTTCATCCTGAGTGATACCCCGGTCATCCAGATTTCTACCAATGCCGATTGTGTCGATACCAAGACTGTCCTGATACACTTCAAGGCGCAGACCTTCGTGGCTAATCAACTTCTCAATCAGATTATCTCTACGGTATTTCATTTCTCGTGTCCCATCCAAACTGCAAAGGCACCTGTCATTGCGCCTGTGACTACACTAACAAGAGCAGACTGCTGTGTCGTAGGGTCAGGCAAAGTCATAAACCACTCAACTACCCGCCACGCAGATACCGACATCATAATCATCATCAGTCGTGGCAAGATTTTCCAAGCCAGCACTCTTTCCATTACAAGTGTCATTATTTCTTACCAAAGAATTTTGTAGCTGAACGTACGCCAAAAGAAGCGGCAACGATGACTCCCAATGAATACTGATACCATTCAGGCATTGCATTGAGTTGTGCGAAGCCATTTGCCACTACCTCTTCCATACCGGGAATGAATGCGAGGATAAGCGGAATGCTGAACAGAATAGTCAGCCACTCATCCTTCCACGAAGACTGACTACCCTTAGCCATCTCCAAGTCCCAGTCAATCTCACCGGTAGCTTTCTTCTGCATTACGATAGCTTCGGCTTGCGCCTTTGCTACCTTAGTGGCAGACTGAGCCTTCTTCTCTTCTACCTTGCCATCTAGCCAAGTGCCAGCAAGACTAGCTATCGGTCCGATTAGTGCTTGTATCATTCTGAAGTTCCCATATCTTTTTCTTCAGCAGAAATACCCTGTTGTCAAAGTCAGGCTCAATGTCCACTAGCCTAGTCTCACGAGGGTCGTTATGAACCTCTGCGAAATCTTGCAGTCTTTTTTGCAATTGACTTAGGCTGTCGTACAAACTGCTGGCCTTTCTTTGTTCCGGCTCTCTTGGCTCTAGTTGTAGCCGCGTATTCTGCAGCACTTAAAGATTTAATTGCTTTCTCCGGTAAGTACCTCTCACCAGTTTGTCCAGAAGGTTTACCAGACTTCGTACGCCACTTTTGTTTTGTCCACGACTTTAGACTTTTCTGTGATTTTGCTAATGTCATGACTAAGTTATATCACTTTCTGGGGGACTTGTCAAGTAAATCTGTGCTTTGATAAGATTAGATACGTCATCTTTAAAGTGTCCTAAACCGGTATTACAGTTAATACAGAGCAGTCCTCTAAACGTATTTGTCTCATGGCAATGGTCTATGTGAGCCTCAGATTTAGTTACCTCTAATTCACAAATGGCGCATCTGCCGTCTTGTCGCACATATGTATCCCAGAATATTTTTTCTGTTATACCATACTGCTGGCACCTATACTTAGTCATATCTCGTGCCATTAAATCTTTCCCTGTGAATGGAGTGCTAGTATAACAAGTGCAGCTAAGACTGTCAAGCCCACAATAAATAAAAATGTTATAATAGCTATTTCAAAATACTGTTTGCGCTTGCGGGTGCGTTCTTCTTCTGCCTCACGCCGTGCTACACGAGCCTTTGCTTGAAACTTCTGCCAGTCATTCCACAAACCCGGACGGCCCGTGTATATCATAATCTGCCGAAGCTGTTCTTCCTGCTCACGTATTTGCTCAAGAGCCAAGAACTCTTCAAGGTCACTGCCGCCACCCTTCTTCTGGGTTTTCTTTTGCAGGTCTTCTTTGGCACCTACAAAGCTGGCGATAGCACTGCCAGCAGCGGCAATGTCTTTACCATTCTGTACCGCCGTCTTGATTACGGCGAATGCGGCATTGGCTGCGGCCAGTTCGGCAAGCATCAGTACGTCTCCATATCTTTGTCTACTAGCTTGGGCAAGCAGTATGCTGTGATGTTCTCGCCCTGTTTATGAAGTTTCTGTGCATACCAAACACATTCATTCAGGTCACGAAAATACATATCTTTGCTGACCTGACGTTTGTCTTCTCCCATGCCAAGAAAGACGAACAGGAGAAAGACGTGTTTCATTGTTACTTGTAGCCGCCCCCTGCTGCCTTGTATTCACGTGCCAGCATCTGTGCCTTACGTGCTGACCACTGACCGGGCTTACCGCCCTTGCTGCCAGCTTTAATCTTTTCAAATAATCTTTTTCTCATTGCTGGCTTAGTGTAGTTGCCAGCTTCATTAACTCTACTCTTGCTCTTCGTTTTAGTGACCTTCGATTTGCTAGCTTTTCTAGCTGCCCCGCCTTTCGCAAGCTTTTGCTTTTTCGCCACGCCTTTGATTGTTCCTTTGTTGGCTGCTGCATAGAACACGTCCTCGCCTTTGTCTGCACCATACTGCTTTTTCATAGCAGCTTTAATCTTAGAACCTTTAGCTGTGAGGGGCATATCTCCTATCTCCTAGTTTCCACGGGCAGGATTGTAGTATTCTTTACAGGAGATAGTCACACCCAAGTTTGCACCACCCCCGTTAAAAACTACAATCTTATCACCAGCGTGTAAGTGAAGCCGGTCAGATGTAATCATGTTGTAAACATCATTGCCGGGAATAGATTTGTTATTTACAATAGTGTAGTATGTATTATCTTCTTTGTGATACCACTGAATTGAAACATTGTCTGTTGAAGCGGCCCCATTACTTATGTGCAAAAACTCTACAGTTGCATCGTGAAAGTTAGGACAAGTATATAGCACATTACCACTAGCACCACCGGCTGTAGCAGTAACCGTGACGCTTTCAGTTGCAGTATCAAACGCAGCGGGTTGTACCATTACTTGTTACCCCAATCCAGTACATCACGGTGCCGTTTCCAGAACCAGTTACCTACAGCGGTAAAGGGCTTACCCATATAGAGCAAACCCCAACCGAAGTATTTAACCGAAATACGTTTTAGGTTTTGTACGCTTGTTAGCATTTTTCTTGTGAACTCCGGGTCTACGAATACGACGCTTCTTTATGAAGCTGTTTGCAAATTGTTTGGCCATTACTTCTTACCAAGCATCCTTGCCACTACATCAGGACGTTCCTTCTGCAGCGCACGAAGACCGGGGTTCATGTTATCTGTAACAGAACCACCGGCTGCATACTTGTGTTCTTTGCCGTTAGCTTTGCCTTTACCGTGCATCTTGGCTTTACCCATGCCGATACTGACCATAATGACTGGAACTTCTTTTTTGTTCTTAGCCATAGCACTACTTCTTTCTGGCGTAACCGCCCATTGCCATCTTTTTAGTAGAGGCTTGTGTTGGGGCCATAGAGGCACCGCAGTTAGCGTAGCCACCTTTGGCCATTTTCTTTTTGGCATAGCCACCTTTGTTCATGTCTTTCGGCTTAACGAAACGACCATAACGACGCTCCAAATCTTTCAGCTTACCAAGCATAATTTCCATCTGCTCATCGCTAAGATTGGAATCCGTGTCCAGCTTGTTAAGAATACGTTTATACTCTTGCTGTGCGCCAGAAAGAGCCTTGCCACGTTCACCAGAAGTAATACGCCGTTTGCTGGCAGTACCCATGCCAGACTCAGCTTGCTGCGCTTTATCTTTAGACATCAGTTCGTTGAAAGGCTTCTTTTGATTTTCTTTAAGTGCCTTACTACCTTTTCGTGCAGCGGCCTTAAAAATTTTACCAAGGGCCATTGTTTAATCTCCTACCATTTTACTTTATGAGACCAGTATTTCGCGGACAGCTTTGTGGTCGGTTTACCTTGTGCATCGTGCCGTGCATAGTAACTGCGTTTACGTGCCTTGTCCTTAGCTGTCTTAGGACTCTTGCCAGCACCCTTAACGCCCTGCTGACCGAAGCGTATAAACTTGTACGTGTCACCCTCTTTGGCCATCACGGCATGTGACTTCTTTGGATGGCTAGGTGTCTTCTTAGGCTTGTTCACGCCGGACAGACCCTCTGCCTTCATCTTGTTCTTTACTCTCTCAGGAATACTCATAGGGATACACCTTTTACAGTATCACACTTAAACCTAAATTCCATAGGGGTCGGAATAGTGTACGCCAATACTTGCACCATTTCATGTACACGTTCCATACACTGCTCACGGGTCTTATATGGACCCAAATTATCGGTGGCTTCAATACACGTGTCCGGGGTAACTACACCCACTGCACATGCCAGCACCATTGCGGTAAACATGATTACTCATTCCCTTCAGTCCATCCTTCAGCCCTCATTGCCTCTTCTACGTGTTTTAACGTAAATGACCTACCGAAGTGAGCCTCAACAGCCTGACGTACAAAGAATACATCACTGTGAGGGATATGCAAACGGTCTAGGGAATTAGTACGGATAGCTTCATAGAATGCTTCAAGAACATTATCTGTGTATAGT